CCGCCGAAGCGAGCGTGGCCGCTATCGTCGTGGCGCTGGCGACGTTAGCGGACTCTACTGATTGTGCGATCGACGCGGGCATGTCACGGCACCACCTGATCGATCAGCGCGGTCTCGATCTGGTAATCGGCGGCGCCCGCGCGATTACAGATCCACGAGTGGTGGGCGAGGAACACGGTGTTCGCGGGGATGTCGGTGGAGGCATCGCGAACGTTCGGCGTAACGGTCAAGTCGTCGAGCCGCCACAACGCGAACGACACGCGGGAACCGTTCGCTTCGCTGTAGATAGCACCTTCGTACACCGCGGTCGTGTTCACCGGATAGTTCGCGCCGAGGTCGGTGGCCACGCACGCTCCCGCCGCATCGTTCACCAGATGGCGAAGCGTCGTCTGGGCGGCGTCCTTCCCCCAGCCGAGCACGTTCGTGAGCGTACTGATGTCGACGTTACCCGGTGCTGCAGAAGTACCGAGCAGACCAGTGAAGCTCGAATCCACCGCAGCGGGAAGCGCCGAGTATCCCCAGATGTATCGACACAGAAAGCCGCCGAGTCCCGCGGCGTTTCCTCTCCAGACCGTACCGAGCGCGACGCGAGAGCCGGACTGCGTTCCCGCAGTCCCGCCAGTCGCGCCACGCCAGCGACGGAGCTGAGCGCGGTAACTTCCAGCCGCCTGCGCCGGATGCGAGATGGTCCCTCCCCCCGAAGTGAACGGTAGTCCAATCGCTTGCGGCGCGGTACCGCTACCCGGATAGATGCTGGCGCGGTTCTTGAAGCGACCGAGGACGAACCCTTCAGCGATGGGTCGAAAGCGCGAAGTCGATCCGTCGTAAATGAAGTCGCGTGAGCAGCCGGGCGCGAGCAGACAGTGCCCGCGCTCGGCACCTTCCGTTAGGTCGAAACGATTGGCCGCAAGCGAAGAAGCATTCTCAGACGCGAGCACCACCAGAAAAGTGCTCGAGTTGAGGACCGTGACCAGATCGCCGTCGTTCAGCGCTCCCAGACCAGTGATGACGACCGACGCGGTCGGCGTGAGTCGAAGGAAGCGACGAACGCTCGGAAGCGTCCATCCCGTAGGCGCGTAGTCGTTCTGATTGGCGCTTGGTGAAGCGCTGATCACACGAACTGCGCGGCTTGAATCCTGGCTGAGGTCTTTCACGACTGCTCTCCGATTACGGCACCGACGTGACCAGCACGCGGAACTGACCCGCCGTCGGCGCGGTGGCGAACCGCAACACCACCGAGTTCACGGTGTCGCGCTCGACGTCGCAGAGGATCGTGTCCCACGGGGTCGCGTTGCGGCACACCTGCACGCGAACGTCGCGCGTGTTCAGGTTGTGGGTGACGGTGAGCTGCGTGGACGAACCGTCGCCGATGTTCGCCTTGAACGACTTCGGCAGCCACGACGCGTTCCTCCCCTTCAGCGGAGTGAGCATCCGCGTGTCGTCGGTACCGGTGTCGGTTTCGGCCTGCGTCGCGATCTCCGCGATACCCGAAACAGTCTCGGTCGCTGCCGGCGCGCTGCCGGTGGCGGACTGGAAGGTGACGGTGTTCGTTCCGATGACGCCATTGACCTGCGTCTGGACCCAGTCGGTGTTCGCGTTCGTCGTGCCTTCGGTGACGCGAACGCGCGCGCCTTCCAGCTCGTCGAAGGCGTCGGCGTCCGCCGCGCGCGTGGCCGGCGAAGCCGCGCCGTTCCAGACGTAGATACCGTTCTGGCTCTGCGTGCTCTGGTCCTTCGCCAGGAAACGATCGTTGAGTGTCATGGACACGCCATCGATCGTCGCGCCCGGCGACGCGAGGTTGATGTTGGCGGCGGACGCCGCGCGGCAGTCGTCCTTCCAGTTGAGCGAGTTGATCAGCGCGTCGACGTACGACTTCGGCGTCGCGTCGCTGGCGGCGGAGGGAGCCGGCAGACCGGTGACCGTGGCGTTGCCGACGAGCTCGAGAGTGGAGAGAACCTTCTGCGTCATGACTGCGACTCCTCGTTAGGTGCAGCGGGTGAACCCGGTCTGCGGGCTGTTGAATGAGACGATGTACTGATTGACGCTCGCGTGCGTGACTTGCGCGATGACGATCTCGCCTCCCGGACTGTAGACCGTGACGAGCGGCCTATATCCCAGATTGTGATTGACGATCCACGACGCAGATGCGACGCTCTGCGTGTGAAGGAACCCGCTGCCAGTGCCCGGCGCGCCCGGAGGCCCGGAGTTCTGGACGACGACTTCGACGTCTGCTTCCACACCGACGCCGATGTCGCCATCGTCCAGCGACACCAGCACTGCCAGCGGCGACTCGATGATGATGGCAAGCTCTTCGTTCATTGTGCTTCCACCTTGAAGTCGCCGGGGAACAGCGGCCAGACCGACGTGGGACCAGACGTCAGCCGCAGCCGGTGCCAGTACACGCCGACCGGCAGCGCGAACCCGGTGGCGGGGATGAACGCGCTGAGCACGATCTGCCCGTTGGACGGAGTCGGGATCGTGAGCCCGTTCGACGAGTTGAACACGAACAGCCCGGTGCCGCCGCGCTTGTCGAATACGGCGAGCTCTGGGCTCCAGCCGGTCAAGTTGACCGGAGCCTTCGTCGTGCGGTTCTGGACCGTGAAGATGCGGCTCAGCGTGGCGCCGAGCAACGCACGGATCGCGGCCTCAGGTTCTTTGGTGATGCCCATGACGTTACTCCTTCGGACCGATTACCGTTATGACCGTACCCTTCAGCGCGACCAGTTTCACGCCATCACTTATCGGGACTTTTCCAGTTTTCATTGAAGCGATGAGTTCGTCCCTACCTCCCGACAGCATAGCTCTCTTGATGGACTCGATGTCAAGGCCGACGTACCTTTCCAGATAGCGAACGATAGCGTGGTCTGTGACGTGACTGCGTAGCGGCGGACCGTGAACACCATCCACGATTTGTTGGAGAGCGTCTTTCCGCCGGCGCTCTTCGTTGCTCATGGCGTGCTCCTCAGCGTGCCTCCTGAACTTGGAATGACATGGTGTATAGGTCGCCACCTTGATGCTGCGCCTTCGGCTGACCGGTGAGATAACCGTAGATGCCAGTTCGGTTGACGAACTGCCTCACGCCACCGACCTGCGTCATGTCGCGCGGAATTGTGATGATCTCCCTGGAGACGCCGGCAGTCAGCACGATTTCTTGCAGCGAACGCCACGCGTTCAGATACGGACTCGCGTTATCGCCGAACATCAACTGGCGCGGAATGTTGCTGACGGAGAAGTTCAGTACGCGGTAGCGCGGCTTCTCGTCAACGTAGACCTGCTGACCGCGCGAGCGCCGCACGACCGACGGATCGACGTGGTCGATGGACCAGTTCGCATCCACGCCGGCGGAGTTCAGCGAATCCACCAGCGAGAACGCCGGACCCATCCACAGACGACCAGCCTGCGCGCTCGCGAACAGCGAGCCGAGGTCCATGGTCAGAAAGACTTCCCAGTAGCGACCGACCTGGTCCGACGAGAACACATGAATGAAGTTCTTGGGAATCGCTTCGAACGCGCGATCGGCGAACGCGATGGTTCCACCGCCGATGGTAGCGATACCGAACCCGGTGTTCGACAGCGAGTACGTCAGGCTCGGCGCCTGAATGGAGCCCGCGCCCCACGCGCCCCACTGCTGAGCGATAGCGAGGAACGCGAGCACGCGAACCGGGCGCTGAGTGTACGAAGTTCCCAGATCGACGCGAACGCGGAGCTGGCTCGGCCACGTTGCGAGCACACTCGTGCGCGCAACCTTGGCCAGCCGCGGGTCCTTGAGGTTCGACAACGGGTTGAGGCTGTCGATGGTGTCGGGCGACGTCAGCGTGGCGACGTCAGCGTAGTTTTCGTGCGAGATGAGCGACATGTCGTTATCCCCAAGCGATGAACTCGACCACATCGCTGAGGAAGCGACTGCGGATCGAGACGAGAACCACCGGCAGTCCGGCGTTCAGCCCGTAACGGTCAGTCTGCAGCGTCACGACGGTGAACGGCTCGTACAGGTAACCGGTACCGCCGTCCACCGAAGCAGCGAACTTGAAGAACCGGCGCGGCACGCTCCACAGACCACCGACACGCGTCGCCTCGGTCTGCAGGTTCGTGGCGTCGGTGATCAAGGTCGGCGTCGGCTCCGCTTTCTTGGCGTGCGAGTACATGCCGTTCAGCGGCGTCGCGGTCTGGCGGATGAGCTGATACTTCGCCTTCAGCGTTTCGACCAGTGGGCGATCCGACGAATAGATCGAGCCGGCGATCTCGCCCTCTGTGTGAACAGCGTAGTTCTCCTCGCCGGCGAGACGATCCGACAAACCCGGCGCGAGGTCGTACGCGACGAGCACGTCGCCGACGAGCTCGATGTCGGTGAAGGTGGCGACGGATGCGCCCGGCGTCGGCGCCACGAGACGACCCATCTTGATCTTGTTCAGACGATCAACCCATACGCCACCAGTGAACGAACGAGCGATGGCCTGAAGCAGATCGTACGCGCGGTAGCCGGATTGATCGGTGTAGAACCCGAGAGCGTAGGACGCCGCAGTGTTCAGCGAGTCGAGCGAGGCCTGATCGAACGACGACGCGGGCAGGGACATACGACGCTGCAAAACATGCGGGACCATGGTGTTCACGCGATCGACGGTACTCAGCTCGTAGATTCGCAGGTTGTCGATGCGAAGATCTGTCGGGTTGACGATATTCGCCAAGAGCCAGACGTTGCCGGTGGCAGCGACGAAAGCGCCACGAAAAGTTCCCGCGCGATCGACGCGCGCTCGGTTGGCTCCACCGAGGTTCAAGTTGATGGAACCGCTCACGTAGTTCGTACACGTGACTTCGTAGATGTACGCTTTCCCAACAGTGAGGGGCGGAGTCGCAGTGAGTATGTTGGGCGCGTTCACCGCGTCGTTGCGGAAGAATCGACACTCACCGGCCACGGTCTGCGTGATGATGGCGTTCGGAGCCACCTCGCTCGTCGTCCATCCGTTCGGGTTGTCTCCAGTCCAGTTCGTGAACAGCCCGATACCGCCGAGCGCGTCGGTAGCGGCCGGGTTCGTAGCGAACCCTACGACGTGCGCGCACTGCTTCCCAGCCGGATTCGTCTGTCGGCGGATGCCGAACCCTTTGTCCTTGGCGATGGTGGTGAAGTTCCAGCCCGTACCGACGCTGATCGCGACTCCTTGATCGCGCAGCGCAGTCACGCTCACCGCGTCGTCGGACACAACGTAGTCGGCATTCGCCGGAGAGTACGTGGTCAGCGGCACGAAGACGCACTCGCCGAGACAGACCGGCTGCGCGCGTCCGACGAGCTGCGCGTTCGGTACGTCGCTCGGGAAGACCGTCGACTGCAACGGCGCGTCCACCACGGCGAGCGTGTCCTTGGTCACGACGGTGAGCCGCGATTCGTCAGCGACTTCGATGGTCTCGACGACACCGTATCCAACATCGGTGAACGTGGACAGCGAAGCAGCCGGGTCGCCGAGCCGCCAGCGAATGGGAGCGTCGCGGACGACGTACGTCAGCAACGCGTCCAATCCACCGTCCGGATTCTCGAGGTCGAACGTGCCGATGGGCGCGCCGCCGCTGCCGCCGGTGTTCCACTGCGCCACCGAAACGGTTCGCTCATACACCGGGTCGGCGTCGTCAGCGATGCGGCCATCGTAGTACCGGCTCTTCGGCGTGTCGGTCTCGCGCGACGTGTAGCCTTCGCTCCCGAAATATCCGAGCTCGCCCCATGGCGTGAACCCAGTCGGGAGCCACGACCTGAGAGACGGCTCGTCGGTCACGAGGTGCACGATGCTGTTCGGGTCCTGCGCGCTGGCCACGATGTAGAACGCTCGCTTCGTACCAGGGAGCAGCGTCGAACGATTGTCGGTGATGCTACCGGCAGTCAGGAGGTTCGTGTACTTCGGCGAAGTGTCGGTGGACGGATTACCGCTGTAGAACCACGTCGGTGCGCCGCCGATGTCCGTCGCCTTCCCGAACCAGATCTTGCCTTGATCGAGATCTACGGCAACGAGAACGTACTCGCCAGTCAGCATGCTCGTACCGGTGTACCCGCCACCACTGACCCCGCCGTGATACGACGCGCCCGCTCCCGCGCTGAAGCCTCCAGTATGGATCGACCACGACTCGTTGTCCGGCGAGCCAGAACCGTTGAAGCCGGGAACGGTGTCTACGCCGAACGCCTGAGTACAGACCCCGATGTACGCTCCATTGTCCTGAAGCGTCGTCGCACGTACCGCGAACAACAGCCGACCACCAGCACGCGGAGTGATGCTGAAGACGTTACCGACATCCGGGTAGAGCATGCCCGCGAAGCGATAAGCGTTCTTCGCGACCTCGAGGTTCGGCGAGTTGAAGTAGATCGTCTGTCCGCTCGCGCCGCCGGCGTTGTTGCCGCCGAAGCGAGTCTGGTCCCAGAGCGTGCGTTCGCCGACTTCGGCGAGGAGTACTCGACGAGCCATGGTCAGCGCCTCCCGCTACCGTCGCGCAACATCCAGTCGCGCATGAGCTTGTTCGACACCGCGGCCTCCCTCAGCAATTCGTCGAGCTTCCGCTTGATGTCGTCTTCGCCGCGCGTGGTCCCCACGCCGCGCGCCACCATGGTCGAGCGGAGCGTGCGCAGTTCGGCGACCACCGCACCGTCGCCGCCGCGAACCTCGATGCCGTAGCGACGCAGATCGCTGGCCGTCTCCGGATCGATGACCATCTCGCCGGCGTGAATGGTGGCGAGACCGTCGCGCGTGACCATCGACGCACCACCGGCGTATCCCGGCGGAGTAGCGGTGGCAGGCGCGGGAGCGTTCTCGCGGCGAATGGCGGCAGCGACGTCGCGCGTAGCGGCGAGGAGCTGACGGAGCCAGTCGTTCGCCTCCATGAGTTCCTGAACATCGGGGTCTGCGGACGACGGGTCGATGTTGTCGAAGTACGGAGCGAGTGCGTTGCGCAGCGCGGGCGCGAGATCGGACACCTCGGCTTCCAGCGCGGCCAGAGCAGCGTTCGCATCCGCCTCCGTGACAGCGTCCTCGACTGCGGCGAGCAGCGGGCGCAGCCGGTCGCGCTGCTCCTCGGGCAGGCTGTTGATCGCGCCTTCCAGCGCGTCGTTCATGAGCGACTGTTTGTCGGCGAGGTCGCCGAGGTCCACGCCGAGCGAGGTGGCCAGTTCGCTGAGATCGACGCCGAGGCCCTGTGCCAATTCGGCCAGTCCGAGCGCCGACTCCGCAGTCAGCTCCTCGAGATTGATGCCGACAGACGCAGCCAGCTCCGCGACACCAGACCCGAGATCCACGAGCGAGATGCCGAGCGCGTCGGTGAGCTCTTCGAGGCTGATGCCGAGACCGCTCGCCATCGCCGCGAGCGCTTCGACGCTCTGCGCGTTCAGGTCCTCGAGGTTCACGCCGAGGTCGGACGCGAGCATCTGGAGGTTGACGCCCATGTCTTCCGCGAGCTGAAGAACGCTGATGTCCAGCGCACCAGCGAGGTCACGCAGGTTGGCCGACAGGTCCATGGCCAGGAGCGTGCGATTGATCGCGTCCTGCTGCACAGTGGCCGCGTCGCGCGCTGCGTAGAGCTGCCGCAGTTCGTCGGACGGAACGAGCTGTACCGTGTTCGGCCCGCCGAGCTCACCACCGGGCAGGGTCACGCCGCTGACGCTGCGCAGGTCGTCGCGAATCTGCTCGAAGATGGCAGTGTAGTCGTCGCCGCTCGAGAAGAACGAACGAGCGAGCGTGAGGTACTGCTGCGCGAGCTGTGGCAGATTCTCGAGCGCCGTCGCATCGCCGCCGCGCGCCGCAGTCAGTGCCGACGCGTACTGCGCAGCGGCTTCGCGCATCTGCTGCTCAGGCGTGAGCGTCGTGAGCTGCGTATTGAGCAGCATGGAATCGAGGAACTTCTGGATGTTCTCCAGACCGCGCTGCCAGCGCGCGAACAGGTTGTCCGTGGCGCGCGTGACGCCGCCGACACCATCGCCGAGATCGCGACCAGAACCTTCCAGCTCAGCGATGCGCGCATTGATCGCGTCCAGCGAACCCGGCACGCCACCGTAGAGCCGAGCGATGAGATCGCGCGTACGCTGCTGGAGGATGTCGATGGCGGCGGACACCTGTCGCGCGGTCTGCATGTGAATCCACGCCAGCCGCGCCTCACCGGCACCGGCCTCGGTCGCAGCCTCGGCGGCAGCGTTCCCGCTGTCGATGATGTACCGCATCGCCCGATAGAAGTCGGTGCCGAGACCGCTGACTTCGTCGGTCGCTACGCCGAGCGAGTTCGCGTACTGCTCGCTGACCTCCGTGAACGCCAGCAGCGCGTCGCCGGCGCGGAGCCACTGCACGATTTCGTCGTCGGTGAGCGTCGGCATGGCCGCGGTGAAGGCTTCGCGGAACTCGCGCAGCGTGATGTCGGGATCGAGACCGAGCGCGGTGAGCTGGTTCGAGGAAGCAGCTCCGAGGCGCTCCACCTGTCGCGACAACAGTTCGCTCTGCGAGAAGAACCCGTTGAAGAACCGGTTCCATAGACGCGAGGCTTCGTCGATACCGCCAGCCGCGTCGGCGATGTCGGCAGCGAACTCGACGAACTCTTGGCGGTTGAGGTCCATCGTCACGCCGAGCAGGCCGGTGGCGTCCTCCAGCAGCCGCGTCGCAGTCACGAGGCGCGTGTACGTGTCCACCAGCGGCTCGCCGGCGCGCGCCATGTCTTCCACGAAGTCCACGACTTGCGTGAGCGAAGAGCCCTCGCCGAGCAGAGACGCGCCTTCGCGAATGTCCACGCTCGCTGCGAGCATGAGGCGCGCGCCGTCCATGAGCGCCTCGGCATCGCCGCGCCAGCGCTCGGCGACTTCGGTGGCGACGCCGCCCATGACGGTGTCGATCGTCTTGATGATGCCTTCGGCAGCGATGCGCGTGGCCGCAAGATCGGCGGTCGCCTCCTCCCACGTACGACCGATTACGTCGACGAAGATCTTCGTCGCCTTGACCTTGCCTTTCTTGTCGTACTCGGTGACCGTGCGGATCGCAGCCTCGATCATCTCGGGAGCTTCGGTCTTCAGCGACTGCGCCGCGCGCACCATCACGTCGTTGATGGAGTTGAACAGGTCGGACGCGGCCTGTCGCGCTTCGTCGCCAGGATCGACCGAGGTAGTACGCCACTGGCGACCACGGAACAGCGAGCGCTGACGCACTTCCGAGAGGTACGCACTGGCGTCGCCACCTTGCGGACCGACAGACAACGTGGTGCCGCTGTCCTCGGCGCGGTAGCGAGTGCCGAAGAGCTTGCCACCGCTGATCATGTCGATGATGGCGGCGACCGCGAGCGCGATGGCCACCGGTCCGAGCGCCGCAGCCGCGCCGACACCACCGCTGACCGCGCCACCGATGGCAGTGCCGCCAGCCGCAGACGCGAGCGACGCGCCAGTGGCAGCGCCGAGCGCGATGGTGCCGCCAGCGTACGCGAGACCACCGTACGCCGCAGCGCCAGCGAGCGAGCCGCCGCTGCCGTTGGAGCGGCCACGGTTCGTGAACCCGTACAGACCGCCAGCAGCCGCAGCGGCCAGCGGCAAGAACGACGCCGCGCCGCTGCCCATCCCGGTCAGGTTCCCGAGCATTCCGCCGCCGGTCGGGAGCGCGGTGCCGAGAATCTGGTTGAAGAGCGGGTTGATGATGGACAGACGCATGAACTCGCTGATGAGCTGCGCGACGGTACGCTTCGCCATGTCGATGAGCGAGTCACCGAAGTTCTCGAACGCGCCTTCGATGTTGTCGAAGTCCGACAGCACTTCGACAGCGAACTCGCCGAAGGCGTCGGCAGCCTGCGCGCTACCGCTCTCGACCAGCGAGTTCCAGTCGTCGATCGCCGCGCGATTGGCGGTCAGCGTGTCGATCACGTCCAGTCGCGCAGCAACCTCCTCGCGCAGGCGAGCGATCTGCTCAGTGCTGAGAGGCTTTTTCTCCGCGATGGCGTCGTTGATGGCGCGCCGCACCTGCTCCTCGACGCGGCCTTCGCGCGCGCTCATGCGCAGCAGCGAGATCTCCTCATCCATGTCGGCGAGGAGCTTGCGATCAGCCGGCAGTCGTCGCTCGATGGCCGCGAGGTTCTGCTGGAAGATCTTGTGCGCCTGCTCGCGCGCGATGGCGAGGTCGCGCTGCGTGGCGGCATCCAGTTTGCCGAGGTCGATGAGCGACTCCTCCAGCGTCTGGATCTGCACCATCGCCGAAGCGTAGTCCAGAGCAGCGTTCGTGACGTCGTCGCCGAGGACCTTCGCCTGCTGAAGCAGCACGGTCTGGATGCCCGCGAGAGTGGTCTTCAGCTCCTTCATCTGGTCGTTCGTGAGGCCGGTCTCCTCGGCGAGCACGTCGAACTCCGGCGCGGCGGTCGCAGCGGCTTCGGCCGCACCGTCGGTCGCTTTCGCAGCGGCGTCCGCGGAGATCTCGTACTCCGCCATGTCGCCGGTCACCGTCTTGATGCTCGCGATGGCGGCATCGGTGTCGGCGTTGATCTTGGCGACAGCATCGCTGAACGAAGTGCTGCTGTCCGCGGAGGACATGAGCTCTTCGCTGAAACCTCGCATGCTCGCGACCAGGCTCTTACCGCTCTCGCTGTCCACGCCGAGCAGCGCCTGCATCTTCTCGATACCATCGACCACGTCGGCGATGAACTTGCCGAACTCCACCTTGATGCCGTTGATGATGGGAACGACGACAGCCTTGATACCTTCCCACGCGATCGCGGCTCCCTGCTTCAACCGCTCCCAGCCGACGAGCAGTCCTTCGATCATCGCGATGCCGAAGAGACGCACCTCGAGGAACTGCTCGCGGAGCATGGTGCCGATCTGCCAGCCGGCGAACGCGGCAGCGAGCACGCCGAACGCGCTCTTGAGGATGCCGACGTTCTTGATGCTGGCCAGCAGGCCCGCGTTCGTTGCGGTGGCGGCAGCAGCCAGTCGCCACGCGGCGACCTCCGCAGCAGCGTAGATGGCCGGCAGCACGCGAAAGACACCGACGTATGCGAGACCGATGGTCACGCCGGTCTTCAGCAGCGGGATGATAACGCCGAGATGCGGACCGATGGCCGCGATGCCGCTCGCGACGCCACTGAGCCCACTGATGAGCGACGGCAGCGCGCGAAGCACGCCATTGACGAGCTCTGCGAAGCCTCGCTTCACCTCGTCGCTCTGAAGAACCTTGATGACCTCCTCCAGAGCGGCCTTCAGGCCGGGAATGCTAGCGCCGTCGCCCTCGAGCAGATCACCGAACGCGTTCTTCAGCGAAGCGAGCGCGCCTGCGAACGTGTCGCGCGCGGCAGCGGCGGCTCCCTTGTAACGCTCTTCGAGCGCGTCGAGGATGACGTTCTGCGCCTTGACGATTTCGCCGCTCTTGGTGAAGTCCTTCACCATCTCCTTCTGCGAAGCGCTCAACTGTACGCCAGCGCGCTGGAGCAATTGAGCGCCGCGCACCGGGTCTTGCAGAGCTTTGCCGACTTGGAACGCGGCGCTCTGGAGATCGCTCCCCATGGCCGACGCCATGTCTAGGATCGCGGCGGTCGTGCGCTGAAACGTATCGCCACGAACGTTCTTGAACGTGAGCAGCAGCGTCTCGGCGGTGAGGATCGCCTCGTCGCCGTACGTGGTCACGCTCTGGAGCTGTGACGCCATGGCCGCGAGCTGCCCGGCAGTGAAGCCGGCGGCTCCGCCAGTGGCACGAACGCGCGCCTCGGTCTGGCGCATCGCGGAGTCGGCCTCCGATACGTTCGCGATGATGGACTTGAAGATGCCGCTCAGCGCCTGAAGCGAAACGAAGGAGGCGGCAAACCCGACGACGTTCTTGCGAACCTTACCAATCGCATCGTCGAGCTTGTTCACCTCCTCCTTGGCAGCGGACATGCTCTTACGAGCGCCCTCCTTGACCTTCTCGAGCTCTTTCACCGCGAGCGTACCGTCACCCTTGACGGTCAAGACGAGCGTCGCCGACATGTCACGTTCCCCTTCGCTCTGAAAGCATCTTGCACGCGGCGCGAGACATCAGCCGCACGTTCTCAAGCAGTTCTGGATGGCGGTCACGCGGTATGCGCAGCAGGAGACAGGCGGATCGGATCTCCGTAGCCGAGATGCCGAGCGGTACTACTCCACCCATCCCTACCGCGCTATCGAACCTGCACTGGAGGAACACCACCGCAGACTCGACGTTGCATTCGAAGACCTCGATGAACTCCTGCGCGGTGTCTTCGTCTTGCCGCGCCGTGTCTGGTGCGAAGAACTCAGCGGCCTCAACCTGTTGAGCCGGTGCCGCTGAGCGTTCCTCTTCTTGGTCGTCGAGTCGCCGTATCAGCGACCCTTCACCCATCAGCGCCCGCGCGACCTCGGCGAGTTTTTTGCCTGCGCCTCACCGAAGTGCGTGAAGTACTTCTTCACCAGAGCTTGCGTCAGGTACATCCCGAACGGACCCTCGGTGCATTCCTTCACCGCGTCGGCGCCGCTGAGCTCCTTGCCTTCGGTGTTCACGAGACCGCGGATGTTGCGGTACAGGTCGCCGTCGATGAGGACCTGCGAATCGCTGGCGAAGTCGCCGTTCTCGATTCGCTCGGTGAGCTCCTGCATCTGCGCCTTGCTCCGGACCACCGCGTCGCACGTCAGGAATCCCTTGATGACCGGGTTCTCCGGCGGGATCGCGATGTCGACGCGGAGCTCGACGGTGGAAATCGCTTTCAGTGTCAGCATGGACTTCTCCTCAGTTGAGCCAGCGCGGGATGCGCCAGCGGTTCAGCCGCCACCGGAGCCTGCGACGCAGGTACCCGATGGACTCAGCGCGCCAGTGGTCGTCTGTCCGTTTCCGAGCGTGACGGTACACGGAGCGCCGTTGAACGAGTTCTCGTTGTCGTCGCGCCCGATGTTGTCGCCGCCGATGCCGATGTCGATGTTCGTCTCGGTGCGGTCGCGCCCGGTGAAGTCGTCACCGATGTTCGTCTCGGCGCGGTCGCGCCCGGTGTAGTTGTCACCGAACGTGTCGCCGTAGTTCCCACCGACGGTGATACGCGGACCGGCTTCGGCGTAGGCTTCGGCGTTGCGCCCGAGGAAGTCGTAGAAGTACTCGCGCTCGTCGCGCGCGTATTCCTGCGACCTCAGGTTCGTGTACGCACCGAACGCCGGTACCGCGATGGCAGCCGCGCCAGTGAGGAAGTCGCGAGCCTTCTCGCCGAAGTCACGTTCGCGCGGCGGAGGTGCGAGGTTCACCGGCTGGCGAGCCTGTATCGCGGCGATGGCACCGAACCCGGCCACTGCGACCGCGCAGACGCTGTCGCCGGGCGCGCAGGCTGCGACGGGAGCACTGGCCGCAGAACGGCTCTGCGCCTCGGCGACGCGAACGCTCGCTTCGGTGTAGATGCTGTACGACGCGGCAGAACCACTGACGGTCTCGGTGATCGGTCGACCATCGGGACCTTCGTAGACGCGCGTGAGACTGGTGCTGGCGCAGCCGGCCAGCATGAGTAGCGTGATGGCGATGAACAGTCGCATGGTGATCTCCTGGTGAGTAAGGCGCGTCCTTGCGCCATGAATTCCTTAGACGCCGGTCGAGTCGCCGAACAGGATGCGGAACTCGTCGCCGCCGGTGTTCGACGCGATGCACGGACCCGACAGCTCCCACCCGTAGTCGCCGTCGATGTCGACTTCGTCGATCGCTTCGATCTGGCCACGGAACGAGAGCTGGCTATAGAGCGTGCCGGTCTCGGTGGTGCGGAAGCGACCGGTGATGATGGTGCCGGCGTCGCGCACGGTCCACGGGTTGAAGTCCGCGAGATCGGTGCGCGCGATCCGCATCTTCCACGTCGCCTTGCGATCGCTGATCGACTGGAAGATGACGCTGGTGTACTCCTTCGACGTGAGAGCATTGTTGAAGGAGAGCTCCAACATCTTGCACCAGACGAGCAGCTCCGCGCCGCCACCGGCGCCGTCCGGATCAATGTACGCGACGGAGTTCGCGTAGGTCGAAACCGGCGGAACCGTCGACGGTAGCGTGATCGCGGGGACAGCCTGCGTCGTGACGGTCGTGTAGTTACCCTGAAGGCGCAGCGTTCCCTTGTAGCGCTCGCCGACTTCCATCTTCAGCGAACTCAGGTTGCCGCGCGCACCGGTGAGCTTCTTCAGCGTGTCGACGTGCCAGAAGTACGCCGAGACCGTCGGGATCGCGGTGCTGATCGGGTTGTACTGCGACTGTTTGTTGGTCGCGCCCGTGAGCGTCTGCGCGAGGCCGCACGGCAGGAGGACCGGCGCGACGTCGGCGACACCGGTGACCGCCACGCCGGGGACCGACGGTGAGTACAGGTCGAACTCGCCTTCGATGAAGGCGCGCTTGTTGGAGACCGAGAACGGGTCACCGGTGAAGAAGGCGCGATCGACCATCCGCTCCTTCTTGTCGAACTCGGTGCCGGACTTGCCGTTCATCAGCATGATGCCGTTCGTGCCGGCCACCGGCACGGAATCGACGTTCTCCGTGACTTCGGCCTTGACGGCGACACCGCGACGCTTGAAGAAATCCAATGCGGGCTGAGCCATGACGCGTTACTCCTCGTTGATGCGCCGAAGCGCGGACTACTTCTTGACGACCGTCTTCGCGGGGACTTCCTGCGGCGTCGACTCGGGGGGAGTCGGCTTCGCGAGGTCTTCGTCGCGAACGAGCTTCCCATCGACGAGCGTGTAGCAGCCGCCAGCGGTCGGCGTGGGAATGAGCAGGGAGGGATCCTTGTTGGACTTGTTGCTCATGGTGCGGTCCTCTGGTAGGTGGTGGTGACAGCGAAGATGATGCTGACCGTGGACAGCGTCTGGCTCGGCGGTCCGTCCTGCGACGACACGAGGACAACGTGTTCGCTCGCACTCGTGGGCGTCCAACCGAGCAGCGCGGCACAGACCGCATCGTGAAGCTCGTTGAGTGCAGCCTCGACCTCGGGCTGATTTTCGGCGTACCGCTGCACGACCAGGTTCACGACGAACTCGACGCGCGCGTGCTGCCGGTAGAGACCGGAGTAGCCGCGCCCGGTGTCGATCGGCGTGAGCCGCTGCGCAGCGACCCAGACCGCCGGGTACGTCTTCGTGAACGCGGTCATGTAGTCGCG